CTAGCGTCAGTAAAAGTTTCTACTGAAGTTCTAAATCTCATTTTACCTGGCTCGCCCCAATATGCGCCATCAGAATAATTAATCTTTTCAACTATCTGATTCATTTGTTCAATATAACTTGTCCAAATGGTAAATTCATAAGTTAAAGTTACATAGTCTGGCATTGTTACATTGAAATATTCTTTTCCAGGACTTAAATTTTGTAATACACTAAATTTATCATAACGATTTTGTTGTGAAAATTTCTTTTCAAATGAATAGAATTGTGTTGGTTTGTTTGCGTCTAATTTATCGATAGTGATTTGCTCACTTCTTTCCATTGATGTTCTTTTATAAACAATCAATGGTGTAATAACTTGTTTTTTCTTATCTCTGAGATATCCGTGTCTTTGCATTGCTGCCCACCTTTCTGGTGAAGCATAAACACAAGGAACTTTTACCTTTTCTTTATTGACTTCTACCTCTGGTTTGATTACTTCATTGAAGTAATACAAGATAGAACTATCCATATCCATAATACCAACCGAAAAGTTTTTAACATCATCTTTTACGGCAGGCGAATTACGACTGACTTTTGTCCCACGATTAAAATTAATTCGTTGACTTCTTGGTATCGGTTTCTCTCTTCTTGGCATTAGAATCCTCTATATTCTTCTAAGTTGGTTGTTGGCATTCTTGTTAAGTTTGCCTCAACAATAATTGAATGACTATTGTCTGTATTTCCGCCTATTAATTGATTTTCGTTAAATGAGTTTATTTCAAAATAACCACTATTCCATTGTAATACATCACCTATATCTGGCTTTAAATCAACCTCTACTAAATATGCTCGTTGAAATGCAAATGTTACGGTTTGTGAATTGTCTGGTCCAAAGTCAGTATAGTTGAAATCAAAATCACCTGCTGTAACTACACAAGGTAATTTTACTGGTGTTTGATAGACTTTACCCTCAGATGCTTCTCCATACATATTGGTGTCGGTTTCATAAACTGATGTTCTGTAAAGAATTACGAACTGGTCTATGATTCCGTCATTTGAAATGTTTGGTTCACCGAGTAGTTCTCGATTAAATTTTTCAATCGTATCTAAATCTTTTTGGGGATAATATCTTGGCATTATCTTATCCTATGTAAAGTGGATAAGGCACTTTTTTCAATTTGTCTTGCTCAAAATCACTTTCGTCCTTTGAAGCTTCCATCAATGCCTTACGACTTGTTTGTTCAAGTGTTTCTCTTAATTGTTCCATTAATTGTTCTTTTTCTGCACTAGCTTCAGCTCTCAATGTATCTCCATCTAAACTAACTTCTGAACCTGGAATTGGAATAGTTCCGTATTTACTACGAATAATACCCAATAGTTCTTTTGATAATGCAAATCCATATTTTCTAATCCATTGTTTACCCACATCATTGATTTTATTATAAACCATAAAGTCGTATTTTGCGTTTGAGTAATCAGATACTACATCTGCTGAACCACTATATCGTGTTCTCAAAGGATTATCTCTATCGGAAGTTTTTACATATTCAACCCATAATGAACCTGATTGAGTTGGAATCGGGAATAATCTTAATTGATTATTAGTAAGTTCAAATGAATAAGCAGATTTTCTAATCTGGTCATTAAATTCAATTGCTTGCATTCTCATTAAATCAGCATATATTGGTTGTAAGACAAATGTGATTGCTGGTGACATATTACCGAAACCAAATCCATCTATCATATTTTGTGTTCCAAAACCTGTTCCAGCATACGGGTCAAAATAACGACTTACTGCTGGAGTTGCTTCATAATGAACTCGTTTAACTTCAATACTTTCTCCACTTTGACTTGCGTCTGCGATTAAAACATTTAAATCGTAGGTTTGACTACCCGAATTGACTGAAACTGCTGTTCTTTTTACATCTAAGGTTCCGCCAACTCCTGCTTCTTGTCCATATTCCTCTGAAACAAATATAGTTTCAGATAATGTTGGTTTTACTCGTTTATGAGTGAAGTTTGAACTTGTTGCTTGTCCTTTTAGATGTAATAAGTTATCACGAATGTTAAATTGATTGACTTGTGCGCTATATTCTGATACACTTTCCTCCAAACACGCATAAAATTGTGAATCTTGCATTTCAACTGCGGTTATTGGAAAACCCAATCGTCTTGCACACCAAGTTGCGAATTGTGGGGCTTCTGTTTGAAAGTCTGAATCTGTATCATATAACCCAAAAGGTGTAGTTCCACTTACTGCGGAACCAGAACCTGGCCATACTGCTTCTGTAGCCATTTAAATCTCCTATTAATAGTGTAATTGTATATACATTAATAAATATCATTTTTTTAATTTTTGTATAAAAAAACCCCCTATAAAAATAGGGGGCCTTTTTCTTCTAATTGTAATTAGTTTCAGGACTAATTAAAATTATCCTTGGTCTACCCAAGTTCCACGAATGTCGTGAATTAACCAGCCAACTGCTGATAATCCAATTAAGTGAACATAGTCGTATTGTAGTTGTGTAGCTTTAGTATTGATGATATCTTTATCATCTGTTCCTGCTGCACCTGCAATATCAACTAAGAATTTATCACTTGAATTCGGTGAAATTGTTAGTAGGGCACCGCCATCTGCTGCGATGTTAACGATGATGAAAGAAGCACCAATTACCACTGCTGGTAATGTTAGTGTCTGAGCATCAGCTGATACTGTACAATATTTTCCAACTTGTACACTATCATCAGCGATTGCGATAGTTCCAGTAGTTTGTAATGAGGCCGCTAGACCTGATATACCTGCTGTTCCTATTTGCAATCCCTTGTCATCTGCAGTTGCGATAAAGTCGCTATGTGTATTAGCACCACTAAAGGTATTAACACCTGATACAGTTTGTGTGTCTGTTAAAGTTGCAATTGAGTCTGCTAAATTATCGAAATAATTTGCGTTAGATTGTCTCAATGAACTTTTAATAGACGCTTTTGTTACGTTTGCCATTTTTTTATTCTCCATGCGTCAAGGGGATTTCCTGCTTCCCTCAACCTTTAATTGTAGATTACAATACCCACAACATCCGTTGCCAGGGCTGGAAATAATCTCTCGTATATAAATATAGATTATAACAAAAAACCCCCAAATTAATGGGGGTTTTTTTTGATGTTTAATCAACTATTATTTGTTAATGTTAACTATTTAGACATAGTCTACATTAGCAACAATGACTTTACCATAGAACTCAGGTCTCACCATTTTCTTAGCATAACGTGTCATTACGCCTTTTCTTGGTGTGAAGTTCTTAGGGTCGTACACTAATGGTGTCATAATCATTGGAACATATGGAGCGTATACCGCACCTGTTTCAAGGAAGTTAGAACCTCTAAATCCTACAAGGATTTGGTTTTCTAACATATAAGGGTTTTTATAAACAGTGTATCTGTTGTTAATTGCCCCCATTTTTTGAACACCCATCGCAAATTGATTTGCGCTAGCGTCACCATCTGTACCAACTGCGTATCCAGGAATTGACTCTAAGACAGTAGCAGTCTCAGGACTTACTACGATGAAGTTTGCTCCACCTCTTAGTGTTTTTTGATGAATTGCGTTTGATACTGATTGAATTTTGTTTCCAAGTGTTTGGAACCAGTCATTCTTAGTGTATGCATTTGAAGCACCTGATGATTCTACAAATGTAGTGCTTGCTGAATCATATTCATATCCAACTCTTGCTGACCAGTATTCTGTTTTAGCTGAAGCGTTTGACATCAACATATCAAGAATTTCTAAGTCAATTTCCATTGAAATATATTCTGATAATAGTGATGTTAACTCTGCTTCTGCGTCAACTGAATGGTATGCATTTAAGTCTTGAGCAAGTTCTGGAGTCCAGACTGCTTTTAACTTACGAGTTTTGGCTATGATTGGAATGCTCTTAAGCGCAATATCTAATTCTGGTATATCAATATCAGTTTCAGGATTTGCGTCTGTTTGAGCTGCTGTTGCCTCAAAGTCAGTTCTACTGTAATTAGTAGAAGGTTGTTTGTGATATTTAACCACAGCGTTAATAAGTGAGCCAACACCTGATTTTCTTACTACGAAAGTAATAGTCTCAGCTGAATCTGACCACACTGTATATGCTGGGAAAAATTCATCAAAACCAGAACCTGAGATAGAGAATGCGCGAACGCCTTCTTCATCTGGATTCGTGAATGATGCTTTTGCAGTTACTACTTTTAATAAAGCGTTATCTGCACTATCTGCGATTGCTGCTGCACCTGATAGGTCTGGTTCAAAATCAACATCTGAAAAAGATACTGAAGCTGTTGAGAAAGTGGAAGCTGATGCTGCTGTTCCAATAGTCTGTAAAGCTGTATCGTTATCGTTGATTGAATATCCAAACTTACCTGCGCCGTATAAACCGCCGTCTGCGTCTGTGTTAGACCCTGATGTATTACCATATACATCTGCGTCGCTTGTATGGTTGCCTGTTTGGGCTGTACCATATTTGAAGTCAAGATAGAAAATAAGTCCAGAAGGTAGGTTCATTGGTTGAACTGACACAAATTCTTGTGCTGCTAATTCACCAAAGATTCTACGAACTAATGGTAGGGCTACGCCTGACCATTCTTCTGCATTTTGTCCACCAGTAACTGAAGCTTCTTGGATTAACTGTCCTGCTTGATTTTCAAGCAATACTGCCATTCCGTGAGTTTTAGTTTCGTCTTCTAAACCTTCTAAAAGACCTGTTGGTTCCCATTTTGACACTAACTGACGAGTTTGTTCTAATAGTTGTCTTTGTGGATTATATCCGTCCATCAAAGACTCGATTGAATTTAATTTACTCATTGTTTTAGTCCCCTAAAGTATGTTTGCTAATTTCTTGAATCTTGCTTTCATTTCTTGTCCTTCTGACAATACTGCAGCTTTCGCTGGTTTTGTAGAGCGAGTTGGTTTTGAACTTGAACCTTTAGAAACTGACTCACTTAACTTTTTTGGGCTTTTAAATGATTCTGCTAATGTAGCATATACCAATTTAACTTCTCTCAAGTTTTTAGTTCTGTCAAAGTTTTCTACAACTTTTAGTTTCTGGTTGTTATTCAATCCAAATGCTCTAAACAGTTTGTTCGAGAACAATAGTTTTGCATTCAATAAATTAACTTCGTTTAATTTTGCTCGCATATATTTTACTACGCTACGAGTTTCTTGTATTTCTTTTTTAAGCTCTTCCACTTTGTTTTCTTCTTCTTCAGCGTCTTCTTCTTCAGATAGTGCTTTTAGGACTTCGTCAAGGTCGATATCATCTTCCTCGTCTTTGTCTTCGCCTTCTCCTATAGATGAAGAATCACTTGCTTTGTCAGCAACTTTGTTGTCAGCTTTTCCGATTTCAGATGAAACGTCGTTTTCTTCGACATTTTCTTCTTCGTCTTTATCTTCCATTTCTTCCGCATCTTCTTCTTCAGACAATTTGTCTTCCATTTCTTCTGCGTCTTCCATTTCTTCTTCAGCGTCTTTTAAGTCGGCTTCTAATTCTGCAAGAACTGATTCCAAGTCAAGTTCGTCTTCTTCTTCTGCTTCTGCCTCATACATTTCTTCTGAGTCTTCTGCTTCTTCTTCAGCGTCTTCGGTTTCTTCTGCGTCCATTTCTTCACCTTCTTCAGGTGCGTCCATTTCTTCTGAGTCTTCCGTTTCTTCTGCGTCCATCATTTCTTCTGCGTCAGCATCCACTTCTTCACCTTCTTCAGGTGCGTCCATTTCTTCTTCTTCAGCGTCCATCATTTCTTCAGCATCTTCCATTTCTTCCGCATCTTCTTCTTCAGACATTTCGTCTTCCATTTCTTCTGCGTCTTCCATTTCAGTTGCTATCTTCTTAGACAACATTGATTGTAAACGTGGTGTAAATGCTTCTTCAAGAGCTATTTTTGCGTTTGCTAATGCAGTTTCTCTAACTGCTTTTGCGTCAGCAATAGCTTCTCTTAATAAGTCATCCATTTAATTTCTCCGTTTTGGATTCAATATAGTTATTGTGAACTATAATTTGATTAGTTTTAATCGGTTACACTCTATGATGTATTGAATAATACGAGAGTGTATTTATTTAATTATAAATATCAAGAAAGTGAAAAAAAACATACAAAGTGTGTATTTATTTTAATCGTCTTGATTTTTTAATTTTTCGTATTTAGCTCTTAACTTTGTTTTATTCTTTTTTTCTCGTTTGATAGCCGATGGCTTTTTATAAAACGAGCGTTCTTTCAATTCAAACATTATATTACTATCTTTAACTTTGCGTTTGAATATTTTAAGTGCTTTATCTACTGATTGTCCTTTGCGGACTTCTACTTTTATCAAAGTAACCTCTTTAGTTGTATTGTTTTAATTCTTCTGTAAGTTCTGCTATTTTGCTCAAAAGTTCTTCTTTTGTCATTTTCTTTTCAGCTGCATCCATTTTAGCATTAGCGTCGTCTGCTGCTTTCATAGCTTTCTTTTCGATATCTTTTGCAGAGCCATCTTTAGTTGGTCTACCACTTCCTTCTCCACCTTCTCTTACTTCTTGTTCTTTTTTCAAACGATATGCACGAGTAGTGTCTTCGATTGTTGGTAATGGCTCACCAAATTTTCTATCTAATATTTTTAAACTTGATTCTGATAATAGGTCTTTTAGTTTCATTATTTTTTACCTTCTGATTTTGCTTTATAGTTTTTGTCTACATAATTGAAAAATTCTTTTTTCTTTTCGTCTGACTCTAATTCGTCAGGTGAAGAGATATCAAATTTTTTCATTGCTGATTGGAAGAATACTTCATAATCACCTTCTTCAATTGAATCTTTTGCTTCTTCTTCCTCATTACCATATCCCTCTGGAATATCATAGTAACGATTCAAGATATTACCCATATCTTCATACAATCCTGATAATCTTTGTTGAACTGATGAAGCTTCCTCAGATATTTTTGAAAATGCTTTTGAGTGATTAGTTAATTCTTTCATATTACGAGTAACCGTAACTTTATCAAACCAATCTTCAGTTTCTTGAATAGTATTTGATGCTGCCATTTCTGCTATCTGTGATAGAGATTTTGCAGTTTCTTTTAGTGATTCTTGTTGATATAGAGTTTCACCCAACTTATTGTAGTTTTGTAAAGCTCTTTTAATTTGTTCTGAAGAAACTTTCTGAGTTTCAGAAGATTCTCCATATTTTTCTTTAACCATATTAGATAAAGAGCCATATCCTGCATTAATCGCTGGTATAGAAACTACTCCACCCACTAATGAAAAATTCTCTTTTACTAAATCTTTTAACTTTGCCATTTTATTTTCTCCTTACTTATAAATATAAGTTAATTCTGTTTTCGTCTTCCATATTTATTAAATCTATCTCTTAAATCATAATATAATGCTGAAAGAACATTTCTTTTAGATTTACTCGCATCTTTTATATTACCTGTACTGATAGCTTTTGATAAATCCATATTATCATACTTGTTGTTTTTCATATCTGATGTAAAAATACTTACTGCTCGTTGTTGAGCTTTACCAATTTCTTTTGCTACTTTGTTAACTGCGTCTACTGATAATTGTTGTGCTTCTGAATTTGACCATTTAATATTACCTCTAATGTTTACTGCTTCGTCCAAAAATCCCAATAAGTTATCTAATTGTCTTAATGCTTTACCTCTACCATTCATAGCTGCGATAATCATTAATGAACTTCTTCTTCTATCTCCGGCTTCTATCACATCTAATAAATCATCTGCGTCAAGGTCATATTTTTTTAAAAACTTATCAACATCACTTGGTCGTTTACCAAGTGTAGTAGCTACTTTAAGTAGGTCTTTATTTTCATCAACACGATTACTATATCGTGTAGTTATTTTTGATAAATCTTTTAAATTATCCATTATCCTCTAAATTGACCTTTCATAATTTGGTTATAATATTGTTGAACTTCTTTTGCATATGATTCAGAGTCAGCTTTACCAAAGCCCATACTATCTTTTCCGTATTTCTTTTCATCATCTTTTGCTTTTTGTAATGCGCCTATGTAATATCCGTATTGACTATATAAACGAGCTAATTTGTCACCGACACTTGATACGAAACGATATGCGTCTGCTTCTTCACTACTTGATTGTCCAACTTTCATTTGAATCGTTTTTAGTAATTTACCACTTGGTTTTTTACCACCGATTGCTCCGTCAATTAAGTCTTGACATAATTTAGCTGCCTGTTTTACTTTAACTCCTAATTTTTTAGGGTCGTTTAATCTTTGTTTTAGTAAATCATCAAAGTATTGTTTATTAATTCTTGCAAATTCATCATTAGTTGTGAACTTTGCTGCTCCGAATTGAGCTGCTTGTCTCATTTGTCGTTTGACACCTGCGCCCATATAAGGCATAGCATCATCTAACTTGATTTGATGAAATTTAATTCCTGGTATTGACATCATACCTGATAATGATTGATATCCTATTTCGTTCATACCGAATTGTTTACTTCTTGAATAAGTTCTTGAACCTGCGTCTATATCTGGAATAGTGCTTCTTTTACCATAATAATTATCTTTAGCTTTTTTACCTGTTGCGGTGTGAACATTTGTTAATTGTTTCCAACTTTTTGTATACCAAAGTGGTTTTCCGTCTTTCAATACACTAATGGTTGTAAATTTGTCAATACCAATTTTACTCCCACTATAATAATCTGATTGTTTGCCTTTCATCGGAACCGTAACATCTTTATCTATATATGCAATCTCAATACCCTTTTTCTTTGGTTTTGCATTGGTTTCGATTTCATCGTCTGTGATTTTGTCCCACTCGATTCCTAGCTTTGCTCCGTATGACCAGAAGTTTGAATCTAAACCTCTCCAATCATTTGTCAATGCACGAAGTTTACCTGCTTTGAATGATTCTATTACTAATTTTTTGTCTACTCCGATGCTTCCGTATCGTGTTGTGATTTTTGATAATTGTCTTAAATCAGAATTTTTACCTTCTTTAATATATTTTGCTATTGTATCTTTTAAATATTCTTTTGCCCAATCAGCGTCTTCATCACCAATCATACCCATTTCTGCGTCTTGAAGTGCATATATGGCTTCTTCAGTAGTTCCTCGTTCTTCCTCTGGTATGTTTTTCATATTTCTATCTATCATATCACCAACTGAAGACGGGGAAAAGTCCACTGCGTCGCCAAATTCGGCTTTTGCCATTTTTTCATTTGCGTCACCTGCTGCTTTTTGCATTTCTTTATCTATTTTAGGGTCTATATCTGATTTATCACCTTTAGGTTTCGTATTTTTTTTAGGGTCATCTATGACTTTATCTTTACCGGCTACTTTAACAACCGTGCCTGGTCTCATTTTATGCTTTTTCTTGTATGTAGCAAACTCTGCTGGTGTTTTAAACTCCAATTCTTTTACAATGGAATCTACTTCATTTATACTTTCTAATATTTGTGATAATTTTTTCATTATATGAAATCCCTTTTTCCTACTGATTCACCTTTACGATAAGATGTATTTTGTTTAAATAATTTAACTACTTTTGCCATATCTTCTGGGTTTTTGGTTTCAATCCCAACATATGATGCGTAATCTTTTTCTGATGGTCTTCTACCTTGTGCATAATACTGACCTGTAATCGGGTTATTAGCCGTGATGATAATGACATCTTTGTTTCTCCAAAAGAAATTCTTTCCATCAGACCAACTTGCACCTGATGATGAACCTTTTGCTATCATTGGAATATTCAATGCCTTTAAAAACTTTTTAAATCCACCTGGTTTAAAATCAGATAAATCAAATCCGTGCTGTGCTCCGTCTTTAAATATATTTACTGCTTCTTGTAAACGAAAGTCTTTCCACTTTTTGTTCATTTCCATTATTGCTTTTTTAGTTATTGCCATTATGATTTCCTATAATCTTACGTCTAAACCGGTGTTCTTTTTGAACATTTTACCCAATTGGTCGGCATAAACTCCTTTTTCTTTTGATTTAATTTTTCTTGAACTCCCACGAATACTTAAAAATTCCATATCGTATAAATCTCCTGATGTCAATCTAATGATAACGTGTGATATACTTTTTGAATTTCTACCTATTTTCATATGTAATTCATTTTTTGACTTATCGACTGCGAGATTTTTTGCTCCTGTCATTGCGACAAATTTATTACCACCTAATTGTTGTAGTAATTGTTTTGGGTCTAATCTGGCTTCATTAATTGATTCACCATATAAAGTTTTCATTATGTATTTTTCTGATTTTCCATCACCTTTAAGAGCTGATTTAAGTATCTTGATGTGTTGTTTTCTTTTACTTGAACTATTTCTTGTAAGTTTTTCTACAAAATCTAATAGAGAGGCTTCATCCAATCCTGATTTTTTCATAAATTTGACAATAGAACTATCTGGTTCATTAATCATTTTAGATAGTTGTTTTGTTAAAATACTTTCATTTACTGATTCACCAACAAGTTGTTTAAAAAATGTTTGTCTAACTGAATCATTTTCACCGTGTAATTTATCACCTAATCTTTTGAGTAACTTGTCGTTGTATTTTTTTGGAAAGTATTTTTTAAAGTTTTTATAATTTATATTATCTGGTGTAAATCTCATAGACATAAATACACTTGAAATTACTTTCATTAATTGTTGCCCTTTAACATTTGGGTGTTTTTTTAAGATATTATCTTTTATTTCTCTACCGATTACCATTAATACTTTTCTATCTCCACCAGTAATGGCTTCATCTACTGATTCTTTTGATTCAGCAAGACCTGCTTTTCTAAGTCTTTTTGCTTGACTTTGGTGCATTTTTACTGCTTTATCTAATTCTTTTGCTATCTTTTTAACATCTGCCGGAATTTCTTCTTCTTCAATTGATTCAACTGGATTAGTCAAGTAATCTGTTGCTTTTGCTAAATAATCTGCTGATAAAGTAATCTTATCACTTAACCAACTCGGTAATGAATCTTCTTTGTTCATTCCGTTTAATTTGTTTAATAATTTGTTTGCGTCATCAACGACTAACATTGCTTTTCTTTTTGCTGATGCGACATCTGTGTGTCCGTCTTCATTTACTGACTCAAACAAAGACATATCTATTTGATACTCTATTCCCATTTTTGCATATCCTATAAACCTTTTATATTCTTTTGCTTGTTTTGGTGTCATTTTCAATGGTGGAAACATTTTCTTTTTTTCATTTATTGCTTCGGGTAATACTACTTCATATGGTGAATTCATAGCTTTTGTAACTTTCTTTTCAGTATCACCTTTAAATCTTAATTTGTATGCTTCTGTTCCCTCAACTTCCATATCAGTAAATGTTCCTTTGTTTGTAATGTAATGATTTTTTATACCAAATTTGTTAGCTCTTGATTTAGTAACACCTTTTACTTTTGCTTTACCTCTATGTCTTCTATCAAAAGAAAGTAAACTAACGGTATCACCTACCTTATATACTTTGTTTTCATTGATACCTTCTTTTTTCTTTTTCTTTCCTTTGGCTTCGTATCCACTTGCAAATGCTGCTCGTCTTTGAGCTGCTGATGAAAATCCCTCACTCATATCTTTGATTGCTTGCATAAATGCTTTTTTATCATTTTTAAAATCTATTAATACTTGGTCAAGTCCTTGCATATCAATTATCATTTCAAGTGTATCTTTTTGTTTTTTACTTAAACCTTTTGCTAATGGTTTTGCCTTTGATGATAATGCTTCGTTTCTGTGTGGAGCTCCAAAGTTCATTTTTTTAATACCACCTAATTTTTTGAAATCTTTATCAGTAATGTAATATTCTTTTCCATTAACTACTATACGATATCCATTTGTTTTTGCAATTTTATAAAAATCTTGTTTAAGTTTACCAACACCCAATCCACGATAAGTTACTTTTTTTTGATTTACAAGACTTTTTACATTAGGTATATCTTTGATGTCTGTTACACCCTTTTTAACTACTGACTCGTTCATTTTTTTCATTTGGTCGTGAGTTTTTTCTAATTCTTGACCTGGAATAAAGTTATCTCCTTTATTCGTAACGATAAACACAACACTTCTTGGACTTACGGATTTAACTTCTCCCTCAGCGCCATAATGTGGGCAACTTGGATTAACATCTTTTACGACATCACCTACACCATAAGTGTATTCTTTGAGTTCTTGCTTAATCATTTTATTGATTTTGTTGAACATCTCTTTCTTCATTGGTAGTCCCTTGTGTTTAGTTGATGCGAACTTTTTCACATCTGCCTTCTTCATATCTTTGGCTACATCTTGTGCGTCTTTGTTAAACTTTGACGCAGGTTGTTCACCTTTTTGGATTGACCTAACAATCCCCATAAATTTTTGTTGCTTTTTACTTAATGCTGGCACTACTCACCTCTGATGATATGGTTGATTATATCTTCTGCTTTACAATAATCACCACAAGTTCTACCTTGTTGTCTGTCAACCGATTCATTCATCGGATATAAAAATGCTCCGTGTGTTGATGGATTCGATACAAAGTCAAATGCAATTAACTCAAAGTCATCTCCGACTTTAGTTATACTATCACCATTTGCTTCTCTAACTTGTTCAACACTACCCAATCCCCTTGAACTAATACCTAATTTAATTCCATTCTTAAACAATTCTTTCAATATATTACCACTTGGTGTAGTTAATAATTCTACGGTTCCAACTAAGTTATCACCCTCAAAGTGCATTTCTGTAATGTTGTGAGATACATTTGCTAAATTAACAACTGATGAATCTGGGTGGTCAAGTTCTCCGAGTGCTCTATTTTGTTTTACAAAATTGTCATTATATTTTTTTGACTCACGAACCAAAATATTTCTTGGATATACTCTTCCGTTTTGATTTTTTGCTTCTGCTCTTTGTAATACACCTTTAACGACTAACTTTCCGTTGTTTTCTTTCATCGCCTCAGTAATCTGTTGCGGTGTTATATTAAATGGTATATAATCTACTATTACTTGTTTCATTACTTTAAATTTCCTACTTTACCTGCTAATTTAACTAATCTTTCTGAAATTTTAGTTAATGCTTTGTGTGTGTTTTTCCAATATGCACTTCCGTCCATATTTAATTCTGTCTTTAATTGTAAATTCATTTTAATTCTTTTGTCTAATTCGGTCAATGCGTCACGAACTTCTCTAACCGATATACCAATTTTTTGTTTCGGTGTCATTGACTCGTCGTTTCTCCAATCGTGATAACGACCTTCTTTAAGTCTAAACTTAAAGTTTTTACTCATATTCTTGAAGTATCTATAATTTGCTCCAATAAATTCTTCTAATTTTTTTTCATCTTTATCTTGAATTATTTTCTTGGCAGCTTTTAACATTGTTGGAAAGTATTTATTTCCTACAAAAGAAGAATTCGCATCTCTCCATTGACTATCAGTAAGTTCATTTAGTATACCTTCACCCATCAGTTGTTTGTTTCTCATATTATGAAGCATTACTAGTATTCCTTTATGGGCTGTAATAATTTTTTCGTAATGTTGATTATACCATTTTCTTTTAAGTTCTTTATCACCTATGGTAGTAGCTTTTGTGAAAGATTTTCTGAGATTTTCCATATCTTTTAAGACTTTTTTCATTGCGTTGATTTCTTTATCAGTAACTTCATTTACTGATTCGTTAAATTGTTCTGGTTTTACTCTAAATTCTATAAATGGTTCATTTCTATCTGGATTGAATGTTATCTTTTCAAATTTAAATCCTAAAGAACTACCTATTCTTTTAAGTTGTTTCATAACATCATCAATATCTTTTTTAGATAAAGGATTTTTTAAAACAATTGAACCACTATATTCATCATTTGGTTTTAATTTATGATACTTTCTATGCCCAAACATAACTCCTCGTGGATTAAATTTTGACATTCCTCTATCAATTCCACTAATTATACTGGCGAATTTTCTTGGAACATCAACCATTTTACCATTTTTACCTCTTAAGGTTAATGTAGATGCTTCATTTACGGACTCTAATTGTGCTTTGTCCATAATGTTTACCAATTTTCTTAATTCACCAAAAATTCTATCTAATAATTTTTTGACTTTGTCATCTATTCCAAAAAATTCATTACTATCATAACCACGACCACCAATTCTATTCATTATTTGATATTCAAGAACTGATTTAAATTTTCCGTCTGCTAAATCTTTTTTTATTCTCGTTAAATCAAAACCCTTTGATATATCTCTATCTGCTTTTACTAAAGCTGGTGCTACAAATTTTTTGAATAGATTTTGAACTGCTTTTAATTTATTGACATTTCTTTTAATTGGATGCTTTCCTAATGGGCCTTTTAAATTATTGGCCTGTTTAATAACTAAGTCCATAGCCATATTGAAGTCTTTGTTAAAATTATCTACACTAACATATTCGTTAATTACTGATTCTTTTACTGGCTTCATACCTGCAGCGTGAGTTATCTTTTTCTTTTTCTTTTTAGATTTTTTAGATTTGCCTGAAAATGCCAGTGGGGTATCATAATAAATACCAGTTCCACTTGGACTTGCTGCTCCGGCTGAAGCGGTTGTAGAAACTTCTTCGAGATTATTCTTAATTAGTTCTCGTATGATTTCTTTTAATTTAGCTATTTTCTGTGCTTTGGACACTTTTAATTTCCTTAATTAGTTCATAATATCTCATTAAAGCAACCACGTGCTTATCTCGCACGACTTTTCCCTTAGTAGCACTATCAGTATGTTCAATAGCTTCTGCTAATTTTATTTGTGTAATTTCATCATTGACCTTTGGAAGTAATTTCTTTAGAGCTTTTTTGATTTTTACTACTTCATTGTCTATGAATTCTTTTAATGAATTTGTATTAGATACATTATTGATATATTGTTTCAATAAGTTTCTTTGACTTTCATTTAAAGATTTATATTTCTTGTTAAATTTATCAACCAACAAGGAATAACTTAATAATCTCAAATCTTTATCTTGTTCAGAGTAATTCTCAACAACTTGATTGGATTTTTTAATTTTTTTGTTAGACTGAACAATATGTTCAGTTATGGTAATGGCTGAATCTGTCTTTTGGACTGGTCCAAAGTCTTCTTTACCTGTTTCCGTTCCAAATAATTTATAAACCGATGCCATAATTTTAAAATTAGGTAAACGAGTATTGAAAAACTCTTTTATATCGTAATTTTCTTTTATGGTTTTGATTAAGTTGTATTTTTCATTGTTTAATCTACGATTAGACAATTTTCTACGACTTTTCACCACCGCCTCGACTAATTGAGATGCGTGTGAATCGCTTTTGTATTTTTTTTCTAATAGAATTGAATACAATTCATATTCTTTCCCTAATTCAGTATTTTTATTAAAGAATTCTTTAAATAATGCTACTGACTTAGGGCTTTTTGTGTCATTTAACACGTCAACTGTAATTTGACGAGATAAAAGTTCATAAAGAATTGCTGTATTCTTTATTTTATTGTGTTTAACATATAAAGACATTTGAGCTCCAAAGTATTTCTTCTAATTGTAATAATAAATATAAAACTATTAAGAAATGTGTATTTAATCTACACTATTTTCCTTTTTATATTCATTATATTCTTGTTCCATTTCATCTACTTTTTTGGTTTCGTTAATTATATCCTTTGACTTTTTACCCATTGTTTTTTTCAATGCGTCATAGTGTGCTAATGCAAGTGGTCTTCTGTTCTTGGTTTGTTTCCCTAACGGGTCTCGTCCTCTTGCTCCACTATCTTTTCCGTATTTATTCATTTCCTGTGGTCGTCCACCTTGTTGGTCTTCTGGTCGGTCATCTTCTCCGGTAGGAAATGGGTCAAATATTGAACCCGCTATGGTATCAGGTGGTGTTTGGGTATCATCTGCTGATACTCCAACTGCTGCCATATCACTTGGTGTTCCAATTGCGTCACCAGTTTCCATTGGGTCATTACCTTCCATTTCAATTTGTGAGTGTCTGAACTTCTCTTTTTGGTCATCAATAATTTGTTTCTGTATTTCTACCTTTTCTTCTGCAGAAAACTTAAACACATTATCGTAAACCCAATCAGTAGGTAAAATCTTATCTTGTATCATATCACGAGCTAAGGAAACTTTCTGTCCCCATAGTTCAACTTTCTCTTGTTCATACATTGTTGAAGGACTTGCTAACTCTAATTCAAAGTTAACTAAGTCTTCATCTGTATATCCTTGTGAATATAAGTGAACGACTGATATTTTTGTCAGTTCTGATATAATAATTCGTTGTATTCTTTCAATGGTTCTGGCAAATCTTACATCTTCTGCTGCAAGTGTTGCTTTACCACCCATATTTTCATCAAAACCTAAGAATGCTTTTGGAATTCTTAGTGATGCTAATAATTTATTTTTTAAATATTCAATATCTTCTGTTGAATCATAATCAATACCACCCAACTCAGAAATTTCTGTTCCATTATCTCCACCACGAACTGGCATAAAGAAATCTTCTGTTAGATTTTGCATATTGTATTTTAAATTATATTCACCTGTTGCTTCGTCTACGATAGGTGTTTTCTTCATCTTGTTGATGATTCTTTGCATATAATTGTCAACTTCTGCTGGTGGAATATTTCCGATATCAATCTTAAATACTCGTTTAGAAGGTGCTCTCATAATTCTATGAATTAACATAGCGTCTTCCATTAAAGTTAATTGTTTCCAAACTTTTCTTGTTGATTCAATCATTGACTTACCGTAAGGTAAGAAATTACTATCACTTGCTAATCTGAAGTGAGCGATTTGGAAGTTTTCAAATTCTATTTTATTTTTAGAATTTGCTGCTCTTTGACCAAAATACGGGTGTGCTCCCTCAATTGATTCTAAATAGAACTTTGTATAATAAGGATTCTCTGGGTCTTCTCCTTCTGCTCTTACAACTTCATATGGTGATAAAGGAACTATATTTGTAATTCCGTATTTATCACTAATGTCTAAATATAAATAAAAATCACCATACTTTACCATATTACGAACCCACGGCCATAAGTTGAACTCGATGTTCATAATATCATAAAATAAGTTATTTAAAATTTCTTTAATATTGTTGTTGTCTGTCTTAATATTTACAACTTGTCCGTATTCGGATTTCATTGTTGATTCATCGGAATATATATCCAATGCACTTGATATGATTGGGTCTGAATCCATTGATTCATAGTCTTTAAATAATCCCAACCTTGCTGCCATAACCTGATGTATGGTCGAGTATCCTGTTCCTGCTAAATCTAAATTAGTATGTAATTTAGAATATCTGTCGACAAGATGACTCTTGACTTGATGTTGTATTTGGTCTGTGTCGGCTATCTTTAATTTTTTACCACCTACATTTCTTACGATTACATTTGTACTAAATAATCGTTGTAGTCTTCCAAATAATGTTGTATCTGCCATTTTTACCTCACTTTATAAGAGCCATTCCAATGACTCTTTGTCTTTATCTTTTCCAGGTTCCCACTCCCAACTATCATTTTGATTGTCGTTAGGTGTGTACAAACCCTCATTATCCATCATTTTGGATAATGTCTTTTTTGTTAACTCTACTCCCTCAGTTCGTAATCTTAATGCTGTATCACGAACCCATAAAGCAATAGCGAAAGACATAACTAAATCGTCGTTATATCCTCTCATAGCTTCTGCTCTATTATTTATATAGACGAAAGTTAATAGTTCATCAATCAAACGATTACTACGAACCACTACACTTTCTTCTCTAAAAAATTCTTCTAACTTACTAATAATTAGTGGTCTGGTCTTAGAAGTCGTTGAAAAACCCGCCACCATATTTCTTTCTTGTCTGTTGATTCTATTGTTCATTTGGTGTTGAACGTCAACATATTGTAAGTCTTTACTTGTATAAAATAGATTAGGATAATCCCTATCTATTACTTGTTGGATGGTTGCCCAACCAATGTTATTGTTTTCTATAATAAGTATCGCATCATTATATTCTGTTGCTATACTTACCAACATATTTCCAAAATCTTTGGTATTTATTTTACCTTTATACTCTGCTACTTGTTCTAAGTTATCCACATCAATAACGTGGAAAGCAGAATAGTCTGCACTATCACCTCTACCTACATCAGCACTAACTACATAGCTTTTTGAGTAGTTTGGTGGTTCCCAAACCCAACAATTACTATCAACACCTCGTTTTTCCATTGGGTCTTGAACACATCGTGTTCTTAAATTATCCAATAGTGTTGCGTCAATTACTGAAGTACCAGAAGTTAAAAAGTCACAATCACACTCTTGTGCCGCACTTGCTGGCCCAAGTAAAACATCTTGTTCATTTCTCCAATCTTGCTCTCTATCTGGATGAGCTGACCAATGAAGTTTGACAAAGTTGAACATACCTCTACCTTCTTCAGCTTCTACCCAAGTTTTGTGGAACCAATTACCCACACCATTTGGTGTTGACAATGCAATACATTGACCACCAGTAGTTAAGGTAGATTGTGCTGCTGTCCATATATCATCAATCTTATCAATAAATGCTGCCTCGTCCAATATCAATAATGATAATGCTTCTGAACGAGCGGCTTCTGGACCTGATGATACTGCCTTGATTTGAGAACCATTACGATATCTCAAATTCAATTTGTTATCTTCCACACATCTTTGTTTCAACCAACTCGGTAGATTTGCGTGCATAACACGAACTTTCGTTACCAAGTTTTTTGCTACTTCTTGTTTTGTAGCGATAACCAAGATATTCTTATCTTGTTGAAATGTCATCATCCACAAACTATATCCAGCTGATAATGTTGAAATACCCAACTGACGAGCTTTCAAAATAATATTAAATCGTTCCTTTTGAAATTCACTTACGGTCTTTTCTTGAAATTCATACAAGTCAAAAGGTATCTTGCCTTTTATCGGGTGTTGAATCAAGCAATATTTCTTCATAAAGTATGCTGGGTCTTGTGCACACTTTATATATTCCGATTTAATTACTTCTTTTATCGGTTGTACCATTAATCTACTATCTGACCTGCAAGTTTAACTGAACCTGCAGTAGCCATCACTCCAAATGTAAAGTATAACCACTTGTTTTCATACCATTTAGGTCTAACAAGTTTTACTTTTTGATTTAAAAGGTCAGTCTGTTCTTTAAGTAGATTGATTTGTACGGTTTTGTTCTCTATTAACATAGAATCTATTGCTGCATTTGATTCCAATCTCTTTACCATTATCTCATAATCAGAAACTAACGATACATTTAAGCTATCTTTTAGTTCTAATTCTTTAATGGCATTAGTAAATCCTAATACTTGGTCTTCCGTGAAAGAATAAGTCTTAGGTTCTTGGATATCTTGTGCAAACAAGAGTCCTGCGAATAGTATGTATATAATATATCT